ATAAAACCGGGTGATGCAAAAGTAGCCATTTGATTCACAAGGCCATTGACGCATCGCCCGGTTAGTTTTAACCTTGTCCACCGTGATTCACGTTCGTGAACATGTCCTTTCAGGGCCGATATAGCTCAGTTGGTAGAGCAGCGCATTCGTAATGCGAAGGTCGTAGGTTCGACTCCTATTATCGGCACCATTTAAATCAATAAGTTACACATCATTAGTACCTTCCTTATTTTTTGACTGGGACAAATTTGGGACCGATGGGTTCAGGATCGAGTCTATTTGCCGTGCGTGTTCGGTAAGGTGATTAGGTGCAAGGTGAGCATATCGACGAACCATTTCGATAGACTCCCAGCCTCCCATTTCCTGTAACACTGACAACGGGACTCCGGCTTGAACCAGCCAACTTGCCCACGTGTGTCTCAAGTCGTGAAATCTGAAATCATCAATACCAGCCCGTCTCAGCGCCGCTTTCCAGGCTGTGTTTGCGTCATACCGCATCTTCCTTACTGTTGGCGCTTTCGTTCCGTCTGGTTTGGTACAGCTTTCCTTGTACACAAATACCCAACGGTGATGATTCCCGATTTGTTTTTTCAAAACGCGACATGCAGTATCATTCAGCGCAACGCCGATTGCGCGGTTTGATTTACTCTCTTCCGGGTTTATCCATGCCACCCGGCGCTGCATATCTATTTGTTGCCATTCAAGGTTGATGATGTTCGAGCGTCTTAAGCCTGTTGCCAGTGCAAATTCAACAACAGACTTTAATGGCTCCGGACATTCATCAATCAGCCTTTGTGCTTCATGGGGCTCCAGCCAGCGGATCCGTTTATTCTTTGGTTGAGGCACTTTAATAATTGGTGCCTTATCCAGCATTTTCCATTCACGCTCTGCGGCTCTTAGTAGGGCCTTTATAAATGAAAGATGCGTAGCCTTCGTTGCAACGGACGCTGGTTTTGGCGTGTATTCTGGAACAGGTTTCCCTTTTTTTCTGCATGCTTCTGCCCTGAGTTTCCAGTTTTCCTCATGACGCCGGTTCGTCATTTTCTGCATTGCTGAATAAATTTTTGATTCAGTAATGTCTCTTAGTTGCATTCCTGCGAAATGTTGAAGCCAGAATCCGATCCGGCTTTTGTCATCGTCCAGTGATTTTTTATGTGCTTTCTCTTCAAGCCACCTGACACACGCTTCCTCGAACGTTATATCAGGTATTTCACCAAGTTTGCTGACCCGCCATGCTTCAGCCTTTAGCTTGTCATGGAGTTCTGTCGCCTGCCTTTTGTCCTTTGTTCCAAGAGACTGTTTAAATCTTTTACCGTTCGGCAATGTGAAACTGGCGTACCATATTTCACCTCTGCGGAAGAGTGACATTTTCTTTCCTCTGTTATGCCATCACCCGCGCTCACCTGGACAGTATGCAGCGGAGACTGAAGAGCCGCAATGCAGGCTTGTCGTGTTGTGAGGTAAGGAGATTTATTCTTAGTGGGATCTTTGCGTGTTGCCTGAAGACGCCCTGTGCGTATCCAGTTAATGGCAGTCGGTCTGGATATCTTGAGAAAATGACAGGCCTCATCGAGTGTGAGGCTGTATGGCTCCATTATTTCACCTCTTGCTGTGACATTGTTGAAAAATGGATACCAGCTCGTTGCTGCCAGACGATCCAACCGAGAGTCATATCCCATGCCATGTATTCGTTATCGTCGTTTTTTGCTCTCCGACGATCTACTAAGTCACCGAAACGCTTTTCCATGAATAATTCATAAGCTTCGCGTTCATCTGGTTCTACTTCCAGAGATAGGAGTGCGATTTCATAAGCACGGCGCTCAATATCGTCTCGCACGTCAAGGCTGCTGATACGCTCTTTAATTTCTTTAATCAGTTCTTTGTCGGTAAAAGTGGTCATGTGTTACTCCTTAACCCGCAGTGCTTTCAACTGACGAGGGGAACAAAATCTTTTCATCAAATCCGGCATTCATATCATGGACAGCAACACACCAATCCATTGACGAACGATTATCAAGAGCCTCCATGATTTCATCCATGCGGCGTAGGTCATACAGGTAAATATTTTTATCGCCAATGGTGTAAAAACCAATTTTTTTCGGTGATGGACAGCGATCAATAACGTCCTGTAATTCGTTCAACCATGCCTGTTCTTTTTTTGTCAAAGTTGCCATATCAGTTTTCCTTATACGGATTAATTTTATTGTGCAGTGTGTTGAACGACGCCCATACCACGTCGTTATACAATTCAATAACTGGCTCAATTATTTTCCCGATTGCCCAGACAAAAATTAGCGGGGATATCGGTATCATCAACACGATAAACAGAATGAGAAACAGGAATTCTGTCGTTCTACTCTTTCGCGGATATTCTTTTCTGAATAATGTCGGCACATCACTCTCCTTTGATGCGAATGCCAGCGACGCGTAGTGCGTGTTCTAAGTCAATCAGGCAAAGCCAACTGCCATTTTCTTTAGGTATCATGACATGTCGCTTATCAGCATTTATTGGGTGCCCATATCGAAGGTCGTAGCGAGTCGGTAATTGAACTTCCCTCGCTTCCAGTTCTGTAATGCGTTTGTTTTTAGCTTCTAGTTCATCCAGCAGCGCCAGCACAACCTGCGGTGTGACTTTCATACGAAATGCCAGCAATTTTTGTGGTGTGGCTACTATTTTTATTGCTTCTGCCGCCTCACGCAGTGCCTGATAGTTAATTTTGGTTGTCATGCCACCACCTCTTCGAATTTCAACTCCAATTGATCACCCCAGATTTCACATGACTCTGAACACGAGCCGGTATCGAATCGCCTGGCTTGCACCATCGCCTGATACAAATTTCTGTAGTCGCTGTCGGCATACATTCTGGCAATCCCGTCAAGACTCAGATGACCACGGTACATAACGTCTTTATCTGTCTTTCGGTGACCATCCCGGACGTGTTTACCTGTAACCAGCTCATTAAAAACTCTCATCAGACCAGGTTCGTCTTTACATGCAAGCCCCAGCTTTTGCGTGGACTTTTTGATGCAGAAAACACAGTTCCCGAGGTGCTCCGGGATTTGCAAATCAAAAGGTTGTTTATGCCACCACCGGATAACATCCGACTTATCAAAATCAGATAGCTCGGCAAGATACCGGACGCCTGATTTCGGTTTCAGCCTACGAGGTTCGTCTGCACGAATACCCAGCCATGTGATGTAATTCCCTCGTCCGAAATGGTCATCGCAGTATTTTGTGAAGGGGGTGAGTTTTAATCTGTCAGTGCAGAACGCGCCGCCGATGTATGGCGTGCCATATTTTTTTACCATGTCCATAAACGGTTTAAGCACCGGCATTCGCGTCTGAATATCCTTTGGTTCCCATTCCGTATAACCATTTGGCTGCCCAAGCTCTGGATTTATATCGACCTGCAACACAGTTAGCGGTATGCCCCAGAACTTCACAACCTCCCGAATAAAGCGGTATGTCAGCGGATGTTCGCAACCGGTATCCATAAAGATGTAGCAGACGTTATTACCAGCCTTTCTTTGTTCTTCCATCAGGTGAACAAGATATGCAGATGTTCTCCCGCCAGAAAAACTAACTACATGAGTTATGCACATTTGCGTAATTCCGATAACTCGTTGAAGCGTGCCATAAACATCCCGTAGGCATGGCCCGGTGCCAGTGGAATCACGTTGAACATCTCTGTTGCCGGGATGCCTTCTAGTACAGGCCAGAAAGAGCCATCATCAAGCCCGAGATCGCGGCGTTCGGTTGCCAGCATGATGAGATCGGCATATTTCACGGGTGTACTCATAACCGGGGGTAACCCGTATTTCTCACGGATTACGGCGTCTATTTTTTCTTCCATCCGTTTATAGTCAGGAAGAAGGCGTTTCAGTGGAGCGGGAATATCCTGGCAATACGCTTCTGTTGCATCATGCATTAACGCTTCAAAAGCAAATTCCTGCGGCACCAGCTGGCTGCAAAGCACCGCATGCTGGGCGACACTGTAGAAGTGTGAAAGATGTCCTGCAAAGCGACAGATATTTGAAAGGGAAACCGCGATATCGTTAATAACGATGTCGTCTTTATTTATCTTGTCATAATAAAAATGCTTCCCGGAAAAAGTTTTAATAAATGACATTTTGTTCTCCACGTATATGCGCTGCACCGCGCTGAATTCTGGTAAAAGGAAGCCCTCACCATCCGGCGATTATTGAGTAAATTATGTTTCCATAAATGCCCCCGCAGGGGCATTTGCAGTAATGAAATCAGGCGGTGAAAGTACCAATAAAGGTTTCTACTTTGCTGTCTTTAAATTTCTCAACAAGCAGATCACGAAATTCGTTAGCCATTTCTTCCTGCACCGCTTCCAGCTGAATAATGCGCAGAACCAGTACAGGACGATCGCCAGTGATAATGCTGAGGCGTAATTTAAACGGACGTTCTTTCAGGCCTTCAAACGGAACGCATTTAAATTCAAATGCCACTGGCATAATGTCTTTGGTCTTCGCTTCGACAGACTCCATCAGGGAGCGTTTGCCGCTGAAGTCATTGTCTTCAAAATCAGCGGTCTGGTTCGCTTCAATTGTGATTTTACGGATCGCCGCAGCCGCTTTGGTTGCCTGAATGGCGTCACCATTAGCATCAAAGCCCACAAGGTAGTCGGCCCAGTCTTCAATCCATTCTGCCAGTGACTTTTGGGAGTTACGCTCGCCATTAACAGACAACAGAGCAGAGAACGGTGCTGTCTTTTTCAGTTTGAGAGTGGCGGTGTTATCTGCGTGACCTGGTTCATCAATAGTACCCAGGTTAAGCACACTGACGGCACGCATATTATCGGCATCGATAAAGCAGCGGGTGCCTTCATCTGCAAGATCTTTAGAATAACGGGTAAAGTCATCGATGCTGGCAGTGGAAAGCGCACCACGGAAACGGAAGCGATTTAAATTAAATTTTTCCAGATCATGAATGCGGAAATTCTCAGGCAATGCCACAGCATCGGCACCAATCTTACTGATAATTTCATTAACACCCTGAGCAGAAATAAGGGCATGGATTTGATTAATTGCGGTTGCGTCTAAGTT